TCTGCCGAACAGACTTCGGCAGCCCTTATATTATCCGCGTGAACCGCAGGCAAGCCACCCGGCATCAAAACCACATCATTCCAGGCAGATACACCTGATCCAGTCTGTTTAATTCTTACCAATATAAACTCTCACCCAAAGTTGCAAGCCAGTCTCACTTGGACAAGTGGGGATAAGGCTTTATGGGGTGGTGAGATATGAGGGACTATGTTTGGACTTGGACATCGGTTGTTTTGGACGTTTCTGGACGTATTTGTATCAGTAATTATTGCAAATAGGGCTGATTTTGGACTGGACTTGGACATCCGCCAGCTCCAGCCCAAAATGCCGATTTAGAAAAGCCGCAACTGAAGTGACAAAACTCCAATCAGAAATGCATCGAGACCCTGATCTGAGTCTATGATCTGGACTTTGTAGTCTAAATTAAATGGCTGTAAAATAATGCGTCTATTGGCGGGATCGAGTTCCACTTTCTTGAGCGTGACCCCATCGTCGGCTCTGACCGCGCAGACCTTTTCATTGGCAATTTCCCAATCCAGCTCCTGTTTGATGACCACGATGTCCTCGTGCATGATATTGGGTTCCATGCTGCGTCCATTTACTCTAAATGCCATATACTTATCAGACTGACCGGGGAGCAAGGAACGGGGTAGCTCGATAGTCTCACCCAAATCCCGGCAGTCGATGATGTGCTCTCTGGGTCCGGCGGAAATATCGCCGATAATCGTGAGGTTTACGGTGCGAGTATAATCTATTGTAGGGGCTTGGATTAGCCCGGTCTTGCTGTCGACGACCCTGAGTTTCTCCTCCAGTCGCTCCTTCATCCAACCATCAAAATCCTGCACGATCCGGGTCGTGCCCTTGCCAGTCAGAAGCCAGTTTACATTCACTTCAGACTCGGATAACTTGAGCAGGAGTTCGGGGTCCGGGTAGCGTTCTCCGGCCTTATACCTCGATAACGAGGCGGCTGAGATGCCATATTTTTTGGCGAACTGATAGTTTTTTAACTTCATACTCTTCATCAGCATAGCCAATCGTTGTCCAACCTCTGGGGCTGCCATGATACCTCCATTGTTCAATTTACCATTGACATATTTCCAAACGGATTTATAGTGAACTCAGAACATCAATATATAGCCGTATAGTTGTGTCAATGATTATTTTCGGAGGGTATCTATCTCAATGGCATTCGTGCCATCGGGTTTGGCATCCTTCAGAAAGGTGCCGGAAATATCCGCCGGACTGCAGAAAGGACTTCCCAAGATATTGGATGCAAGGAAGTTAGCACCCTGTTAAAACTAACCAGAGAGGTGAAAATGACCGCGAAACAGTGTGAAAAATCGAGCTGCGAAGCCTGCCGGGTGCAGAATGTCCAAGTCCAACCGTATCCATCCGGACTTGGACAAAACAGCTTCCAGCTCTCACTGCGCATAGCATCCGGGCACAATATCCATTCTTTGTGCGAAATTGTGTCCAAGTGCTACGGAAAATGTCCAAGTCCATGTCCAAGTCCAGGCGAATGTCCAAGTCCAAATCCGGCACCTACAATTTGTCCAAGTCCAATTACGGGTAATCGGATATCATGGGAAGGATATGAAATGGAGAGAGATTTTACGCTGATCTGGCTGCCCCTTGCGCGGGTGGCCGAACTGACGGGCAGATCGGTAAAGACGATCCGCAGGCTGGTGAAAGAAGGAAAGCTGCCTGCGGTTAAAAGACTGGTGCCCAGTGGGAAGAGCCATACCACCAAGACCTTTGTCCTGGCGGCAGGGGAGCTTCTCGATCTGGAGATAGCCGACTGCAAGAACAAGAACCAGCAGGGAGTCTGCCTGGATAGGGAGCTGATGAACATGGGCTACGATAAACGGGACTGCCTGTTTATCACAGCATACATCAAAGCAGGAAACAAGGAGGAATGATGGAAACACTGGAAGAGATCATCGGCCAGTATGACAGGGCGGAGTATGACGCGGACTGCCGGAGGATAGCGGAGCTGATCAAGTCCGGAGTCCCGGTCAAGTTCACAAAGATTGGCACCGGATCAGATAAAACTATCCAAACGGAGATAAAAGCGAAGATGGTCAGCAGCATCAAAGCATCCACGACCAAGCATCCTTCGATTACAAAATCTGACCAAGAGGTAACTTCCTCTATATATAAGGAAGGGGAACCACAGGCTATCGAACCGGTAACGGTCACGGAGCAGATCGAAGCCTCCAGCTTGAATCTGGAGCCGGAGAGCAAGGAACTGCTCAGCTGCATGGGCGAGGCTCAACTCCATTCCCAGTTCTGCGAGACGGTGTTAAGCCGCCTGGCAGAGACCGAAGCCAAGTTAGAAGAGTGGAAGCTGATTACCAGGGAATACAATGCAGGGCTCCTGGTGCCCGAGTTGAAAGCGCTCAAGGGTATCCGCCGGGAACGCACTCTGAGGTTATGGGTGGAGAAGTACACCGAAAGCGACCGGGATATGTTCGCCTTGATCCACAAGGGCAAGAACCGAGTCCGGGGCCGCAAGGTTACCTATCTGGAACAGCACTTCCTGATGAAGCTGCTGCTCTCACCCCAGAAGATCAAGATCGGCTCCGCCATCGTGACCCTTAAGAGTTATGCCAGGTTAGGTTCTCTGGAATCTCCCAGTTCAATACCGACCCTGAGACGCTGGTGTGAAGACTACATGCGTAACAATCCCGCCGTCTGGACTCAGGCCAGGCGGGGCAGCAAGGCAGTGGCGGAAGAGATAGTCAAGACCATCAAACGGGATAACGGGCTGCTGAAAGTGGGTCAGGTCTGGGTAGCTGACGGCCATAGCCTCGCCTTCGATATTATCAATCCCAAGACCGGGAAAGCCCAACGCATGACCATGATCATGGTCTTTGACTGGGCAAGCCGCTATCCGGTGGGAGCCACGCTCGCCTTCAGCGAGGACAGCCAGCACATCCAGATCGCCTTTAGGAACGCCATCCTCAACTGGGGCGGAGTTCCCAAGTACGTCTATCTCGATAACGGCAAGGCTTTCAGATCTAAACTGTTCAATGAGAAATGGCAGGATCATGACCTCAGCAGTGACCTGGCAGGTATCTTCCCCAGGCTGGGCATTGAGGTGGCCTTCGCCGAAAGCTACAATGCCAAAGCCAAGATCATCGAACGGTTCTTCAGGACCTTCCAGGAGCAGTTCGAACGCTTCATCAGCAGCTTCCGGGGAGCATCGGTGGCTGACAAGCCAGCCACGCTGATGCGCAACGAGAAATGGGCAAAGAAACTGTATGAAGCCAATCCTCCCACCCTGGAGGAGGCCATGCAGATGATCGGGTTCTATATCCGCAAGATGTATGGCGAGACTCCACACAGCGGACTGGGCGGTAAAACTCCCTGGTCGGTGTATAGCGCAGTCAAGCCTCCAGCGGAACGCAGGATCGAAGCCAAGCGGCTCAACTTCCTGATGATGACCGAGAAACGCAAGGCCCTGCGCAATAACGGCATCGTCCTCAACAAGCTGGTGTACTGGGATACGAAGCTGATGGAACACATCGGCAAGGAAGTCATTATCCGCTACGATATGGCAGATCTGCGCTGGATCGTAGTCTATGACCTGCAGGACAACTTTATCTGCCAGGCCGAGGTTCGCAGGTCACAGAACCCCTTCGTGCATCTCGATAAGAGCAATCCCATCTCCCAGGCCGAGTTGAACAAGGAAACCAGGGAGATCAAACGCTACCACAAGCAGATCGAGCGGCGCACCAAACTCACCGTCCGCCATAGCTCGGATGTGGTCGAGAAGCTGGTCAGGCCGCTGCTGATGCCCACCACGAACCCCACCTTCATCCAACCTCCCATGCTGGAAGCTCCCCAGCCGGGTCCTGAGCAGGAGATAGCCAGGCTGGAACAAATCGTCATCCACGAGCAGCATCCGGTGGCACAGGAAGTTCGGGAGCCGTTGGAAGCGATGGCGAAGCTGGAAGCGGAACTAATCCAGGAGCAGGGCAAAAATGATAGCGATAAGCAGGTTAAGCATCCCCAGCCGGAGATCAGCCTGAAAGAGATGCTGAACCGGATCGGAGTAGAGAGGAAGTAATCATGGAACAAGGACAACTCATCCAAACCGTCAATGTGATCAGAGCCCAGCAGTGCATCGACTTCCTGCTCACACGACCCAAGCAGGAGATCGTCGGGTTGGGCATGCTTTACGGCAAGCCGGGTCTGGGCAAGACCACCTTTGCCACTAGAACGGCCTTCCGCAACGGTTACACTTACCTGCGCCTGGAGGCTACGTCAACTCCCAAGACCTTCGCCAAAGAACTGTTAAGCAACCTGTACCGGAACTACGGCTATGGCGATTACATCCCGCACGGATCGACCAACACGCTGTTCAAGCAGTGCGTGCAAGTCCTGTGTGAACAGCAGGACGCGGTGATCATCATCGATGAGATCGACTATGCCTTCCGCTATTACCAGCTACTCGGTTCGATCCGGGACCTGGCTGACGAGACCCTGGCAGTGATCCTGCTGATCGGGATGCAGGAAGCCAAGGACAAACTATCCCGCATCGATTCCCACTACTTTGACCGCTGCAACTACTTTTACGAATTCCAAGACAATACCAGGGAGGATATCATGAAAGTCACCAGGAAAGTGATGACCGATCCGGTCGATAAGACCACCATAGACTTAGTCTGGAACTACAGCAGAGGCAACCTGCGGCAGGCCATGAAGGTCATGCATATGCTGGAAACCCGCACTGACAAGGAAACCCCCTTATCTGAGCTGGTGCTGAGGGAGGCCTTATGACCCAGCAAGAACTGGTACGCCGCTTCATACTCCAGTTCCGGCGTCCCTTCAACCGGAAACTGGTCTGCGAGATGACGGACGTCCCCCTGGAGATCGTCAACGGGGTGATGCGCACGATGCTCGCCGAAGGCAACATCAGGTGCATCTGTGAGGATGAAGAGATCTATGTCTATGCCCATCGCTACGACTTCAAGCTGGTTAACACGCACTCGCAGAAGCTGGACTTTAGCAAGATGGAGTGCGGGAGGCTGCTTAAGGTTATCGCCAGCCGGAAGATTCGCAGCATCCGGCAGCTCGCTTCGATCTACGGACGCAGCAGGCAGTGGGTCTATCTCTATCTGGAGGCGATGGCCTCGGTTAAGGTGATCGGCATCGATAAGAGCGGATATTGCGTATTAGACCCCCAGAAAATCCCCATGGTGGGATCGATTGTGATCAAGGGCATCCTGGGCGAACTGCGCGGCAAGGCCGGGATGCCGCCTAAGCAAAGAGCGCCGTACCGAACTAAGAAGCGTATGGCTCAACACCCACAGCAAACACTGTAAGACCAGCCAACCGGGGGCATTCTATGGATCAGGAACAGCGGGAACGCAAACTACGCCAAGAGATACACGGCCTCAGGGTCAGGAAGTTCCACTGGCCGATTGAAGCTTTCAAGTTCATCATGAACGGCATGGGCTACGGCGAATCGCTCAGAGCCCTATCTGAGGACAAGCTGCTCGAGTTCAAGGCCATCCTGCTCAAATACCGCAGTCATGGCCGGCCACTCGAATACAACTACGACAAGCAGGGCAAGTACATGCACGCCCTGATGAAGCAAGCCGGCTGGAGCGAGTCCCGGCTGCGGGCATTCATGCTGAAAAACTATTCCAAAAGCCACTGGAACCTGCTCACCAAGAAGGAGCGCAGGGCGGTTATCGCCATGTTCCAGTCCTACATCAAGAAACAAGAGATCACTCAACCACCAAATAAACAAGACAATCCTAAGGAGGATGCAAATGAGTAAAGCGAGCAAGCCAGTCAAAGAACGCACCTTAACCGACGCTCAAGGTAGGGAAATCCCCGTGAAGGTGCTGCACACCGAAATAGTGGAAAAGGACACTGCGGTCAGGAAAGCGATGCAATGCGCTTTGAAACTGCAGGAACGTATTGTCTCCGACAAACAGAAGATGATCCAGATCATCGAGAACTATCTGAACGACGCCGCCCGCAGGAATGGCCTCGAGTGGAAGGGCAACGCCCTGCTGGTCAGCTTCGATGAAAAGTACCGCATCGAGATGCGCTTTAGAGAGAAGATTCAGTTCGGCATCGAGCTTCAACTCGCCAAGCAGAAGATCGATGAATGCCTGAAAGCCTGGTCTGCCGACTCCAGTGACAACCTCAAGGCCATCATCAACGAAGCCTTCCAAGTCGATAAGCGGGGGCAATTGGCACGCTACCGCATCTTCGCCCTGCGCAGGTACAAGATCAAGGACCCGGTCTGGAAGGAAGCGATGGAACTGATCGACAAGGCCATCCTGGTCACCTCCACCAAGCAGTACATCTCCTTCTCGGTAAGGGACGAGGCTGGTAACTACCACAGGGTCGTGCTGAACTTCAGCGCCCTTTGATACAGTATCATCCTGATACATCCTGATTTGATAACAGCAATGGAGTAGAAATAATGGTATCAACAAAGATGAATGCGGCAGAGGAGACAATGAGCATATTCAACAATGATCGTAACTATCGGCCCGATGAAGTAGCTTCCACGCTCCGGGTCAGCCGTAACACGGTATATCGCTGGATCAGGGATATACTCGATCCTCTGCCCGCCTTTAGAACCAAGGAAAACGGACAGCTGCGCTGCTCCGGCAAAGACCTCAACCTCTATCTGCAGAAGCACAAGGTACGCCCCGAGTATGAGTAACAGCCATGAGTTCCGCATCAAGCGGGACAACTGCAGGGAAGCCTATCTGAACGGCAAGACCGATCCCACTGAGTTGGCGCTGATCTTCGGAGTTTCCAGCATCACCGTCCGTAAGTGGATCAAGTCCGGCAAATGGGACGAGCTGTTCAAGGAAGAGCGCAAGCTCGACCATGAGATCAACTTGGCCCGCAAGAAGGCGCTCATCCAGGCGCTCCGGGAGTATGCCAAGAACCCGGCGGACACTGCTCTGCAGAGCCTCGTCAGCCTGATCAGGCAGAATCAGAAGGACGCTGAGCCTTCCAAAGAGTTGAATGACTATATAGTCCGCTTCCTGGATCAGGTGACCGACTTCATGATCGAGAAGGGCTATGAGACTCTGCTGAAACAGTTTCAGAGTATCGTGCTAGATCTTGCCGAGTACTTGCGAGTCAGAAATGGATAGACACATGGTTACCTCCAAACACACCAGCCAACCTACCCTCCAACGAGTGGAGCTATTCCCTCCGGCTCCACGACATCCTGCCTGCCTGACAGCGGAGCCGATCCCCCTGGCTCCGCTGATCCTTCCGGAAAATCGGGGTCCCCTACCAACAGCTTGCCGGGGGTTGGGGTTGATACCCGGTTATGCCTAAGAAGTTCATTCAGCGGCATAACAAGGCTCTGACGGAGATCGCATCCAAAACGATCTCCGTCTTGCCTTTTATAGACGATAATCCTGAAGCCAGGGCTGAGAGGATCAGGCGCACTACCGGATCAGGATGGGATGCCTTCTCGTTCTTCTGCCATACCTACTTCCCGCATATCTTCCCGCTACCCTTTTGCCCAGCGCATGAGACCATGTTCGATGAGACTGACAAGGGCTCAGGCATCATCGCCATCACCGGATTTCGTGGGCTGGGCAAAACGGTACTCATGGGAGTGGTCTATCCCATCTGGATGATCATCCAGGGTGAACGCTACGTTATCCATACAGCCGCTGACATAGACCTGGCACAGGAACGCACTGCCTTTACCTTGCATGAGCTGCGGAACAACAAGCGGCTCACCATAGACTATCCGGAGCTGCGGCCCGTGGATGCCTTTGATCTGGACTTCTATCTCAAGAACAAGGCCAGGATACGAGCCAGAAGCATAAAGCAGAGTCATAGAGGCACCATCAATCCCAAGACTGCCAAACGGCCCGGGCTGATCGTCTGTGATGATATTGATAAAGAAGAGAATATGGGCAACCAGTCCATCGGCAAGAGACGCATGGAAAAGATTACTCAGGAGCTTGCCGGTGCATTATCTCCGGAAGGTAATGGCAAGATTGTCTGGCTTGGTAACCTGGTGCATCCTAACTATGCGATCTGCCAGTTTCAGGAGCTGATATTGGACGAACTACGGGTTGAAAACCCAGATCTGGATACAAGGTCGGTTCTGAAAACGCACCAGAAAGCAATATTGCGCTTCTCGCTCGAAGATCGGCAGGGCAAGTCAATTTGGGAGGCTCAATACTCCACTGCCACCCTGCCGAATCTGAGAGCCAAGTTCGGGCATACCGGATACCAGAGGGAGATGTTGGGACAGCCAGTGATCGAAGGGAACATCTTCAAAAACCACTGGTTCACCAAGTATAGAACCTTGCCAGAGCCAAGTAGAATGAAGCGGGTCTGGCTTTATGCCGATCCTGCCTGGGGAGAGAAAGGATGCTTCAAAGCCATCATCTCCATAGGCTATGACGGTTACATGTTCTATGTGATCCATGCTTGGATACGTCAAACTGAGAACACCAAATTCTTCAGATACTATTACGACACCTATCAGGAATTGGATCGCACCTACGGAGTAAAAGCCAGAGCTGCCTGTGAAACCACCTACGGACAGGCTCGCATCCTTGCGGACTTCGACAGGTGGGCTACTGATAATCATCTGCCACCGATAAGCCATCGCATCAAGCGCATCGATAACAAGGACAACAAGAACCTCCGTATAGAACGAACAGAGACTATTATTGAAACCGCTAAGGTACTCTTTCCGGAGGGACAGGATACACCGACTCTGATCAGCCAGTTCCTCACTTATCCTGATGGCTATATCGATGGCTGTGATGCTCTTGCTGGATGCTTGGAACGCTTCTCCGAATATGATATTGGCAAGAACAGAGTCACGGTACGGAGATTCTCCTTCTAATGAACTACTATGATCAGCTTATGCTTGAGTATTACCGGGTCTTGAATAATGCATGGAAAACTGAAATCAGAGATGCGACACGACTTGCCATCCAGATGCTGAGTGACATGCCAAGAGCTGAGAAGCTCAACAAGGACTCCTTAGATAAGCTTATGGTTATCATCAATACTCAGTTGGGAGATGACTTCGCAGCACTGGTCAATGAGCCCACCAAAGCGATAATAGACCGCTGTGTGCGGCTTGGACTCAAGGACACGCAAGTGCAAGCACCCACCAAGACCAGTATCGGACTCTGGGGTATAGAAGACCAGCATCTCTCTTCCACCATCCAGAAGCAGCAGTTGTTCTGGATCGGGAATCACTTCGATGCCGATGTCCGGCAGAGCTTCGCAGATACGCTCACCAAAGCAATTGAGCAGGGATATACAAAAGAGATGCTAGCAGATACCCTCAAAGACCAGTTCAATGATCTCGCCAATCGATCATCCTACTACTGGCAGGGACTGGCAGAGCATACAGCTCTCAGAATAAGGGAGTTCGGAAGGCTGCAAGGCTACAAGAAAGCCAAAGCCAGATACTACAAGCTCGTGGTGATCCTGGATGACCGCACTAGCGACATCTGCCGGGCTCTGGCAGCTCAAGACAAAGTCTACCCCCTAGACGATGCTCTGGAAGTGATGGATAACCTCATAGCTCTGGATACCAAGTCCAACAGCCTGGATGATGCCAGAGAGTACATCAAAGCACTTGCTCCCTGGATCAAAGACGATCAGATCGAATACGACTCAGAGATGAATCCAGTAGGTGTCTCAGGAGCGCATACCCCGTTTCCACCGTTTCATTGGAAGTGCAGGACAACGACGCAGATAACATAGTTACATCCGAATCATTGAGAGTATTTCATTTTTGATAAACTCAGCATCAAGGGGTATTTCGCCCTTCAATCTATCAATAAACTCCATTTGTTCTCTTGTTATCGACTTTAGGTAAATAACTTCTTCCCTGATCTGGTTTAACTTGGCTAGAGTATATAGTTCATCATTCCTTAATTGTTCAGCTTTCATCATTGCTAATGTATAATGAGCTCTGCCTGACTCAACATGCCCCAACCTATATTCAATTAGTCCGTTTGTGGCAATTGCACACATCGCCAAAATGGGATCGCATTTGCCCTGATCAATTCTCTGTAGATAAGATAAAGCATCATCACACTGGTTTTGAAGAGCGTAATAGTAGGCAATATTGTTTAAAAGTTGAGGGTCATTGTGATGTGATACTAACCCCCCTTTACTTATCTCAGCTGCTTCTATGTGATTATGGAATACAGAGCTTGTTATCCCAGCCCTCATTAGTAATGGTGTCTTACTGAAAGGTTGATCGATATGCCATTTGTTCAAGTATATGAGAGCGTTATCCCACTGTTTCTTATAGAAATAGTCTCTAGCTTTTGCTTCGTGCATAAGTGTTAACTGTGATTTATCTAGGTCGATACTTAAAGTACTGTCCTTGCTTGAAGCCCATTCAATCTGTGCCAGAGCATTATCGTTTGGCTCAATAACAGAATGCTTAAAAAGCTTTCTATACTGCTTACGATCTCCGACGTACATCTCAGCAGTAGCTAAAGCGCTGGATAATTCTGATATGTGAAATTGGTTCTTTGACCAATTGTTAATCATGCGCAGTGCTTTTCTATGATACTGAGATGTCATATTCTGCATAGTGCATAAGGCTACTTCGGCTGAAAGAATCCATGGATCAGTGATGATATTGTCGGTGTGTTTATGTAGTTGCGATAAAGCCCACCTATCTTCATGATAATGCACCAACAATCGTATGAAAGACCTTACGACAAAGCGATTATTGGGATTCAGCGAAAAAGCAACATACATGTTTCTAAGAGATTTATCTTCTTGGCCAATAATAGAATACAGCCTGGAAATTTCAGCATATGCAATATGATTACTGGGCATGTCAATTAGTAGTTTTTTTAGAAAATTTATTCGTTGAAATATCTGCTTGGTGTCTGTGTTCAAATTCTCAGACAGATGATTACGTTCAAATAAACCCTGATGATTTGTGTCTTCGTTTACTAGAATTCTTCTTACCAACTTTCTCTGTAGGTCAGTAGATTTATCATGAGAGAGTACAAGCTTCGCAGCTGCTTGTATCTCATTATCAGACACGTCCGCATTTGTGACGTAAGTATAATTCAACAAGTCAAGTGCTACTGATAAACATGGACTCTGCTTCCACTGATTCAGCATACTGATAAGCCCATGAAAATCATGTTGTGAGTAGTTTTGTTCATTAGGTGTTGATAATTCTCCCAACCCCGCAGTTGTTACAAAATCTCTTAGATTGGGTACAACATTCCTTGCCTTATCCACATTAAAAACGGCCATGCGTCACATCCTATACCTTGCCTTGAAATATAGCAGGTTTAAGATTGAAATCAATCTTTCAAAACTGTATTGGTCATTTGATGTGCTTTTGGGATGACCCCGCAACTCAGGAATTGGATGACAGGCGTATTTAATGAACAGAATTACATCCTCAAGAATTTCTTTGTCTTCAATACAATTTTGTAGTTCAATTCTGAGATTGGTCAAAACAGTATTGAAACTATTTACAACATAGTCAGAAACATCTTTATAGCTTCCTCTCCAGTGCTCCCAATTAATATCTTCTGGCAATGCGTCCTTCAACAACGAATTCATGGTAACCCCAGTTATATAGAAAACGAACAGATTACCTAGTAGATACATATCGATTGCGTAAGCTCTTAAGTGCCAGTCTGGGATATAATGCCTGTAAAGTATCTCAGGTGGTGCATAGTTCCTATCGCCAGCATAATTCATTTTTTGAAAAGGAGACTGCATTGATAAAGTTTGGGTCCTGCCAAGATCACCTATTTTACTATCTGACCGATACACAAGGATGTTAGATGGCTTAATATCTTGGTGAGATATTAGGTGCTGATGAAGTTGCTTTAAACCAACTGCTACGCTATGTAGAGAGTGAAATTTCCATGCAAGATCAGTGTTATCATACGAGGTTAGCATGTGCCTAACGTCACAATCTGCTAATTCAAAAATTAGGTACGGCACTATGGGGATAGAAAACCCGTCTACTAGTTCTTCGCCAGAATCTTTCACAAGAACCACTTTTGTTACGTGTTTATTCTTACAGAATTCTGATATATCACGTTCATATCGAAAAGCATTTGTCATCTCACCTATCATGTCCATTACACTTATACCTGGAGTAGAAGGATGAAAAAAATTATCGAAATCGAATGCTTTTAGGAAAAAAACACTCGACTTGGGATCACCATTCTTTTTAACTTTGTAACAACTTGAAAACGTACCGCCAGTAGCATTCTCGTTACGAGAACACTTTTCGATAACGTCCCACCCGGTTGCTAATGTCCTTCCCAGTAAATGTTCAGAAGCATTTTTTAACATTTGTTTCCCCCTTGTAGCATACTATATGAACACCATAATCATTATGGCTAGTCACGAAATTACTTCTCCACCAATCCTATTTCCGTGGAAGCCTCTCCTAATAGGAGCCATGATTCCACAAAATCAATTAGGTTGGCGATATCGTTGCTTTCCCTTATCATGCATTCCCAGATGATTAGAGTTCTCCATCCGAGTAATTCAAGTTCTTTAATATTATTCATGTCCCGCTTTCTATTACATTTCAGCTTATTTTCCCACCATTCATGCCTAGTGCTGGGAATCTTAGAATATTTGCATTCATGAAAATGCCAAAAACACCCATTAATAAAGATAATCGCTCTATATTTCTTTAGAACAATATCTGGCTTACCTGGCAAGCAACTCTGATTTATCCGAAATCGGAATCCCCTTTTGTGTAAGGCAGACCTTATGATAAACTCGATTCGGGTATTTCTACTTCTTATTCTACTCATATTCCAGCTGCGTTGTTCAGGAGTCAGAGTGTCCATGATCTTCTACTAACTGCCTTAATTCGCTTGGCGTCAAAACCGGTTTCTTCCTGTGTAACATTGCATGACAATTTGGACATACAGGTACTAGATCTTTAGCAGGATTGCATACATATTCTTCCCCGATTTCTGACAAAGGTACAACATGATGTATATGGATAAAGCCTGAACCCAAATCACCATATAGTTTACTAAAATTGAATCCGCATATCAGACACGAACTACCATGAATTTGTATACAGGCGGCACGATTGATTTTGCTTCTTTCATAGCCCCTTACTATTCCCCAAATAAGTTTGCCCTCTATTACTCCCTTTGGTTCTTGTTCTTCAACTTGCTCAATTGGAAGCAATGACAGGCATAAGCCCCAAAATCCGTACAACCATGGCAATGCTTCGTTCAAGTTATAATGAGAATGATCTTCGATAACAAGTTGATGCTTTTGCATCGCAAGCGATAGGGTTTTCCACTCTTCAGGCCAATCATTTGGATTAATGGGATCGACTTTTCTACTGTTGACAGTCATGTCCAACATAGCACCTTTCTCGGCAAGGTCCGAAGCAAATATACGGAAAAGTATCTTTTTCTCTGTATCGGCCTTTTGCATCTGAGTTACCAAGTTAGCTGCATAATCTCCCGGTACAAATACTGCAGAGAGCCTCCTCCATCCTAAAACAACTTTGATAGTAAAAGCTATCGTATGCTCAATGCCAATAGGGATTATAGCGATCACCAATCCCTCATCCGTGTAATCAGAAAGGACTCTGACCGCAAGCCCAAATCTGTCGAATAACTTGTCAGCCAGAGAATTAAGATCAGTTGCCATTATTATCAAACTCAGGATCTGGCAAATCTTCTACAAGCTTTCTCAAGATTCTGGAAACTTCAAAGCGAAGATCTTCGAAATGATTCTTTGTTCTTTCATTTACCGTTGTCATCTCAGCTTCTGAAAGGGCCCAAAGGAGAGAATCCATGCCCTGAATGGTAACATCTGAGCTTAGATTTGGTACGTAGACTTTAAGATAATATGGGTGCCCTGAGTTTATCTGTACTGCATGATGAGTGCCTATCAATGCAGGTCTCCACAGGACATTGTCTTCTATGCTATCTACTGGCTGGACACTCATTTGTCCGGGAGTTGTTACATCACTGATAGTCAGTTTTAGCCTTACAGATCCTGATTTATTCCTTACATCCACAGTTTCTGTATCTTTATCAACCACAGTAATCTCTGAGCCCACAACATCCTCTTCCTTCTCTTGGATCGATCTGTTAGATCCTGTGTGCGCAGTTTTTGCTGTTTCGCTTGTACTTAACCTTACTCCTGTTCTGTATCTTTCATTGGCAGCGTTTCTTGGAGCAGGGATGAATTCATTCAGAACCCAATTATACAAATCTTCATTCAGCATGATTCTTGATTTTTTTAGGTCTACCTGAAAAGCATCATCAAGGGTATGATCAAATGAGAACTCAATCCGTAGAAGTGTTAAGTGAGGCTCTTTACTGAACATGCCAAGCCAATCCGATGGGTGTATCAATCTGTTTTCCCGATATATGTATATTCCCTGCATATTGTTGGTCAAACGGGCCTCGGATGCTGCTTCGGGAGTTGAAAAATGCTCTCTTCTAGGCAAGATGAATGCTTTGATGGAGAACTCGCCTCGATCGCCATTTGAGAAGTCAACAATCTTCGTACAATCTGCAACCATTTCAGTTCCTGCTTCACTTTCACAGAATGGACTCCAGGATGTAACAGGAATTTCGTTTACAGTAATCGAGACATTCCTTGCTCTTGTGTCGCTAGGTTCTAAAAATCTCTGATAGATCATGGCAGCATGATCGCGGAATGCGTTGATTACCTTATCCAAAGCTCTCCGGGCGTCTTTTCCTCCTGGATTAGCGTAGTTCTTAAGAAGTCTGTCTACGTTCTCCCAAACGACTAGAGTCCCCGACGAACTCATAGCAGTTTTTTCGAATAAATCAACTTCATAAGCGTTTGGCTCATCCAATAACAGCTCCCAATCAGATGCATTGACCACGTGATCCAAATCCCAAACTGCCTTGAGCAAAGGTGTGAATGGTTCATCTCTTGTGATGACAGATAATTTTCTGCAGAAAGCAGTTGAAGCAGTTTTTAAACCCAAGCCAAACTTACCCAATCGTTTTGCATCGTTTACGCCTTTTGCCCCATATGTCATGCCATCCATCAAAGTTGCTTTGTCCATGCCACAGCCATTATCAGCAACAGCTATATAAATATCACCTGATGCATCCATGTTGATGAGAATATCGATTGATGATGCTCCGGCATCAACTGAGTTGTCTACTATATCGGATAAGGCGGTATTGAAGTCATAGCCTGTGTCTCTCAAGCCCTCTATCAACCTTGCAGGATTGGGGGGCAGAACTATCCTCTCCATGTTTTACTCCTATGTTTTGTTATTTGATATTGACTACTTTCCAAGTATTTCCTAACCTGAGATGACTTTCAGCGTCTTGATTTGCTTTCTTGACGGGACAATGTTCAAACCAGTAAATTCCATTTTGGTCTCTGAGCAATTTGATTGAATCTCCGGCTGTTGCATTGAAGTATCTCAGGCATCTGGTCATTCCGGTAAGGCGATATTCGTTTCTTGTCCCACCGAATAGCCGATTGTTGTAATGGATGAATGAAAACATCCACCTGTTGCCTGTGTGATCATGAAAGGTGATCATTTTCCTAGGGTTAAGCTCCTGCTCCTTCAGTGAAGGGAAAAACGATAAAATATCCGGATTCTTGGGGATCAAAATACCTCCCTGATGTCCTCCGGTTTCTGAAGTATCGTTTCTACTCAGTGTTTTTGTAATTGCTTCCATTCGATCACTCAACGTACCCCCTGTTGATTGGCGATATTGTAATAGCTTTCAGTATCTCCGCCTTATTCAAGCTTATGCCATCTGTACCCTTAACAGCTGCATGGGAAAGATCTCGTTTATTTTCGAGTTTATCATTGATTACTTCATCTATCGTATCTGGGTAAAACAGGCGGTACACAAAAACAGGGACTTTCTGGCCGATTCTGTGAACTCTGGCAGTAGCCTGATCTTCAACGGCTGGATTCCATTCGAGATTGTAATGGATAACATGGCTTGCTGCAGTAATATTCAATCCAACTCCAGCGGCACGAGGGTTGAGTATAAGTATTGCGCTGCCTGCCATACTTGAAAAGGCATCAATTATGGACTGTCTTTCATTAATCGGAGTTCTTCCATCAATTCGAAAGACAGGCACCATAAACCTTTCATGCAAGTCAATAACCATTATATCAGCCATCTTCTGAAACGACACGAATACAACTAACTTATCATTCCCTGAGTATACATCATCGATTATCTCGGTGAGCCTTCTGTATTTATTGCTCATTTTAACAGGATCGCCAATTAATGAAGTCTCACACAACATAGGATGAGTGCAATATTGCCTCAATTTTACCAGTGAATGCAGAACTCCGCCTTCACCATACTTTTCCAACAATCCAGCCCTGTATGACTCATACTTTTCAGCCTCCATATCGGACATATCTATGGGATGAGATATAAAAATCTTTGGAGGAAGATCTGTAGCTACATCTGAAGTTAATCTTCTCAACATTAATGGTGATACAATGGCTTCCAGTAAGGAAGCGTCATCCACATTATCCGAAAAAAGAGACTCAAAAGTTTGCCTGGAGCCCAGTAACTCAGGATTGACGAAATCCATAATCGACCAGATATCGAGAAGCTTGTTCTCTAGTGGTGTCCCGGTAATAGCCAGTGCAAGTCTCCTTTTATACTGTTTCAGTATTTGTGCTCTCCGGGTCTGTGGATTTTTTATTGCCTGAGCTTCATCCAGGATCAACAAATCCCAAGGTATTCCAGCCAACATGGATTGGTCACGAACAGCCAGATCATATGATGTTATAACAATATCATAATTTAGTATCGTAGACGGGAAACCTGTTCTGAACGGTCCTGAGTGAATCAGAACGTTTAATGATGGAGAGAATTTGCCTAACTCTCTGCGCCAATTCTCCATTATAGTTGCAGGCACAACGATCAGAATCTGCCGACCGACCTTACGGTTCATAAGTATCACAGAGATTATCTGTGCTGTTTTCCCGAGTCCCATTTCATCAGCCAGCAAGAATCCAATTCCTTGCTCAGCTATGCTTAACATCCATGAGACTCCAGTCAATTGGTAAGGGTATAGTTTGTACTTGAATCCAGATTGAGCCAGCTTCTGCTCACACTGATCTAATATGCTGTTATCAATCAGCTTATGTTCTGTATCAACCGGTTCTGATAGGATTTTTAATATTGACGATTTCTCCTTTATCAGTTCAAAGGTTTGCTTTATGGTCAATCGATTAAAATCGGTGATGTTGTGCTTCGCTAGTAACTCAGATCCCTCCTGAACTTCTTCAGGAACCAAGGGAATCCATTCAGATTTCACAATCAACTGGTCTCTTTGGGGGACTTGGTCAATTACATACCGACTTCCTCCTAAAACAAGAACGAAGACTATATGTGGGTAATCATCCAATGCTTTGGGCATCATCAATTCCAATTGAAGTCTTGCAGGAAATCTATGGAACTTGATTTGGGGAAAGTACTTTGAAGGAGGCTCAGACACATGACGACCGGAAATGCTTAGGATGCCCTTATATTCTGCTCTCATTACGTCAGACGCTGATACTTCAATTATCATTCCGGATTCTTGCAATGACAATCCCGAAGACGAAAGTATCCAATCAGCAATCATATCACATCTCCAGCATGGATTGTGATGCTAAAACATCAGCTATGTTTCTTGCAGTTGAGCTTATAGCTGGGATAACGACACTATTACCAATTTGCTTGTAGGCTTGAGTTCTGGATACTGGGAATATAAACCTTTCTGGATCAAACCCTTGTAACTGCATGGCTTCATGGACTGTTAGTCTTCTAGGGTAATCTCCAGGTTGTTCAATCAGTATTTCGGCACCGTCTTTATGATACCTTGCAGATATAGTCCTAGTAACCTCGTCGTCTGCAATTGGAGTGTTTATAAGCGCAAAACCGAAGCCGTTACCTTTTTTACTGTGCCTGTCTCTGTGACGTAATAATGCATTCCAAGTTCCATTCCCCAATGTATGTCCTTTAACATTAGGTTGGATGAAATCTGCAAGTTTAGGTTTTCTATATCCATTTTCAGGATGTAATGGGATTAAAATGTCTTCTTTCCTGATGTTGATTTGGGCAGGATCGAAACCTACGATATATATTCGCTCCCTATGTTGAGGCACCCAGTTAGCTCCATCAACTATTGCCCAATGTACGACATATCCAAGTTGTTCTTCAAGCGTTTGCATGATTATCGAGAAGGTCTTTCCATTATCATGTGACACCAAGTTCTTGACGTTTTCCAATAGAAAGGCCTTAGGCTTCTTTTCTCTTAAAATCTCTTTTATCTCAAAGAACAGCGTGCCTTGGGTCAGATCTTCAAAACCATGTTTCCTGCCCAGTGAGTTTTTCTTTGATACACCAGCAAGAGAAAACGGCTGACAAGGAAAACCGGCACATAAAACATCATGATCAGGTATCTCGCTCTTCGGAATGTTCCGTATATCTCCATATGGGACTTCACCGAAGTTAGAAAAATATGTCTTTTGTGCGCTACTATCCCATTCACTCGAGAATACGCATCTCCCTCCAGAAGCCTGCATTGCGATCCTGATACCACCAATACCGGCGAACAGATCGATAAACGTAAAACTTGAATCACTCGGGTGTGTGTATGGTATTTCGCTCCAATCAATCCAAGTCTCAGTGACTTCCTGTTTAATCAATTGCTGGTTGAGTTTTGGGACAGGTGGTCGAATATCATTCTTGGATAATGTTTCCAGTACTAAGCCCATTAACATTTCATTCATCAGAGGAGTGTGTGTTTTAGGATTACTTGCCCAATGAGTGATTATTGCCGAACCTTCCCCAAATGGAGCGCTGGACTCCACTACTGGCCTCAATACTTCCAGCAGTCTCTCGATTTTTACCAACTGTCTTATTTCTTTCTTCATATCAGCCTTTGGGGAAACAACTCCCCATAAAGGCAACATAAATCCGAGGTCTTTTCTGTCAACCTCAAATTCTGTCTCATCCTTGCTCATCCTGATTTGTCAGCATAGAGGGTAGTGCTTTCCTGGCTCCGGATCAATGATCACATCTGGAACAAGGAGACAGCATGACCGAAGCGTTGATGAACCGAATCAAAGCTCAGTTAGTCAGACATGAGGGTCTGCGGCTTAAACCATATCGCTGTACTGCAGGTAAACTGACTATCGGTATCGGCCGTAATCTCGATGACCGAGGCATTTCCCAGAAAGAAGCTTATGCCATGCTGGAGCGGGATATCCAGGACTGCGAGCAATGGCTAATCGATGAGATCCCTGAGATATACAATAAGCTCGATGAGGTTCGCCAGTCGGTGCTGCTCAACATGTGCTTCAATCTCGGCATCAAGGGTCTTTTAGGTTTCAACAACACCTTGGCTTTTATTAAAGCTGGAGATTGGGAACGAGCCGCCAATGGCATGCTGGCTTCCAAGTGGGCGAAGCAAGTGGGAATGAGAGCAATAGAGCTTTCTGAGCTGATGAGGAAGGGCAAGTGATACCCATCCCGGTCGAGACAGATGTCATGCTTGCCATTCTCAATCTGCCCAAGGAGATGGCGAACAATGGCATATTCAAGGAGCATCAGGGCATGGTTCTGGAGATGATCCACTCATTGGTTCTGCAGGAGCACTATGATCGAGCAACTCACGATGATCTGCCGGAAGAGGAGCCTCTTCTCGTTTCTTTTCGTTTTGGGTTCTGTTTCCTGATGCTGCACTCTACTGCCGAGTTTCTCAATTTGAAGACCCTGGGCGAGGGAATAGTCAAGACCGTAGGATTAGACCAGTCTGCTACGGAACTGCTCACAGGGAGCGAAATAGATGCCTTCAAAGCCAACCTTGAGCTGAGGGCACTGACCATTTTGAACACCTATCTCAATCAAACTGGCCTGGATCGCTTGAACGAACTCAAGCCCAGGCAGCCTCGACCTATCCGGGTGGGAGTGATCTGAAATGAATAGAACGCAGATGACGCAGATTGAACGGATTGACGCAGATTTTCAAGTTCTATCTACATTCCTTCGGAGTTGCCATGCCTGAGCAAAACTCCTCACTCGATGAGATCATGATAGAAGTTTACCGGGCTATCTATGCCGCTCTCGAGAGCAGATTGCATTTGATCGGTTCTGTGATTGATGCCGAGTCCCGCAAGGAGATTCTGGCACAGCAGATCTATGACAAGGGTGACTTCTACGGTAATACCGGTTATCTGCTGCAGACCACTGATACTGCTATGATCTTGAGAGTGGGCTCGAACGTTCGTCACGAGCCTTTCGTTTTGGGCGGCAAAGTGCCTTCCTGGACTCCGATCGCCCCACTTATAGCTTGGGTCGAACGCAAGCACATGTCTTGGACAGATAAAGAGACAGGCAAGCTGTTGACCGTAGCCGAGATCGCCTATCTCATCCGGGGCAAGATCAAACGGGAAGGCATCGCCGCCCGTAATGTATTCGCTTCAGTGATCGCTAACCGGGAGCAGTGGATCTATCAACAGTTGAACGATATCGAGGTTAGCCTGTGACCGCACTTGAGAAATACCAGGCCGAACGCAGCCGCATCTCTGAGTCATTGAAACTGGCAGGCGTTGCCGAGACTCTCTACAACAAGGACAACATCCCCAAGAACCTGCCTTGCGCCATCCTGATCCTCGATTCCGAGACAGGCAAGCATGGCACCTCCCGGCAGTATGTGGATACCGATATCGCTTGGACGGTCTTCCTGATCGTTAATGCCCAGAACGTTTCCGATCCTGATTCTGCTCTGTATCAACTCAAGGAGAAGTTCCGGAGTTATTATCAGAAGCTGATGAACCGGGACCTGCCCAGTGTGGAATACTATACCAGCCGCATTGACAGCACCAGACTGGTCAGGATCGCCAAAATCGACCTGCTGAAGAGCGGTACCGGAGCGGGCTCATGAGAGTGATGCGATTAGGTGCTTATAACCTGGCGATCAGCTCCGCAAGTGACCTCTTAGAGAGTAAGTACAAGCCTGAACCCATAGATCTATCCAAGTGTCATCGTGTCGGCAAGCAACTCGTTAGCAAGGCAGCTGAGACCAAGAAAGTAGTCTCTCAGCCCTACTCGATGAGCAATCTGCTCAATCTCTTAGATACAGACGAGTACCACTCCGGCTGTATCGATGCCCTGACAATGGCGACCATCATGCAGTTTGACTGCAAGAACAGCCAGGTAAAAGCCTGGATGGAAGCCGCCGAGTTCCCTGCCTGTGAAGACCAGACTACCATCCTGGCTGAAATGATCAAGTTCTATCTCGCCTGTGGTAACGGCTTCCTGATCAAGATGCGGAACGCTCAGGGTCAGTGGATGGGTCTGGAACGCATGCTTCCCAGTGAAGTGCAGATCGTGGAGAACTATGACGAGTTCGGCTTCTTCAAGCCCAACTACATCCAGGTGAAGAACAACCAAAAGAAAGACTTCGCCTACGAGGACATCATCCACGTGAAGAAGTCCACTCATCGCTCCAATGCCTGGGGCCTGGCTTGCCTGCCCATAGCCATTAACATCGAGATATTGGGTGAGATCAAGACCTTCGATTACAACAACTTCAAGAACGGCCTGATGATCGACTATTTCGTGATCGTGGAAGGTGGAACGCTTAGAGACGGAACCGTAACAGATGAGCAGGGCAATGAGGTGCTTACTGATGCCTATACCGAGATAGAGAAGGCCTTAACCGAGGTAAAAGGCAATGCTAAGAGCCACTCCACAGTGCTGATCGAGAGTGAAAGCAGAGATGTGAAGATACGCCTCGAACCACTCAGACAGCAAGACCGGGAAGGTGGCTTCTTAGGGCTCAAGAAAGACCTCAGGGAAGGGATTCTCGCCTATCACAGGGTACCTGCCAGGATCGTCTCACAACTCATTCCTGGACAGCTTGGTGGCGATAATAGTAGCGATATGCGGATGTTTTACCAGTTCGTAGTCAGACCGCTACAGAACCGCCTGGCTTTGGCTCTGGCGAACGAGTTCAACTTCGACTTCGGCTGGAAGGTAAAGCCTGAGGATTTCAACTTCGGCAATCTGACTGAGGTGCTGCAGACTGCTGATGAACAGCTCTTCATGCAGAATCGCAACTTTGGAGCATGAGCATGTATCTTACCCACATTAATAATCAACCACTTAACAATACCAAAGGAGGTAGCGTGAATCGTAAACGCACCATTCTCAAGGGAGAACTCCGCAACGTGGAAGTCGAGTTAGTCTCGCTTCTCTTCGATGAGATGACTCCCGCCAATCAGAAGGGCTTTGTGGTCAAAAATGCCTCAGGCAGAAGCTTTGAACACAAGATCAACTCCACCAAGTTCAAGAGTGAAACATCGGGCACTCAAGGGCGGCTTTACGTCACTCTGATGGAGCCCAACATCCACGACTCCCAGGGCGACTATTACACTCGGGAAGAGATTCAAAAAGCATGTGACCACTTTGCCAAGCACGGCCTGGTCGGCAAGTGCGATGTGAACCACAACATGCAGCCAGTGCCTGAGTTCACTGTAGTAGAGAACTACATCCTCAAGACCTCTGACCGTGAACACTTCCCCGACACCAAGGTGGGAGCCTGGGTCCAGGTCTTGAAGTGCGAAGATCTCAACAGCGAGCTCTGGCAGAAGGTCGAGAAAGGCGAGTTCAATGGAGTATCCATCTACGGACGAGCCGATGACTACCGCAATGCAGAAGCGAGTCTTGCCGAGATCAAGAATGAGCTCAATTCGCTTCGCAAGGTAGCAGAGCATAACAACAACTCCGAACTGCAGAAGGGGATAGATAACATTACTGATCGCATCTCCGAACTCGAAAAAAGCAGTGGATCGGTTCTGGTCTCTGATGCAGTTAAAAGCATCAAGAAGAGCTTGAAGGATCTCTCTGTCACCATGAGCAGAGCCATCTCCAAGAGCATACCCGGAGAGCCTGATGTTAACCTTTCCAATGTGGATAAAGAGGTCAGCATCGATGGCAATAAGATCATGGTTAAGGCCAGCCACCGTGAGATCTACAAGGGCATCTCCGATGTGGACTCCGGCAAGGCTATGAACATCCTCACCGCCAACACCACTTCACTGTTTATCGATGAGGTGATCGGAAGCCAGCCTGGTGATACCCTCTCGGATATCTCGGTACTGCCACTGCTGAAGGACGAGAAGATCGACGTCGGCCTGATTGATGACCTGGTCTTCAAGAACTCCCTCGATGGCGCTCTGACGGCCCAGAACGTGAGCACCGCCGACCTCTCCGTACCCACAGGGATACTTAATGCCGAGTTCACCTTAGGCAGGGATGTGGTAGAGTTCTACAAGGACAAGTACGGCGAAGATGCCTTCGGAGCCTACGTGGAGAACCACATCGCCAAGAAGACCGAGAAAGCCATCCGCCTGCTGCTGTTCAGGGGTGACCGGGCTTCCACCACACCCAAGATCAAGGCTCTGGACGGAGTGATCAAGCTCGCCACCGCCGCCTCCGACGTCAGTAACCTCTCCAAGGCCACCTATCCCGACTGGGCAAAGCGCTTTGAAGCGGCTCTATTGGCTTTCTCTGACGAGATGTTGGAAGAGCAGGAGAACTTCAAGTTCTATGTCAGCCACAAAGACCTGATCCGTATCCGGGCTGAACTTGCCAAGCGTGCGACCGGAGCCGGAGACAGGCTGCTCCTTGAAGGTGGCCAGGTATCCTTCGCGGGGATTCCCGTCAAACCCCGTCTCATGCCTGATGAATACATCATCGGCGGCCTGCCCAAGTTCATCATTGTCGGCTATCGCACCGATGCCGAGTTGAAGGTCGAACATCATGGAGCGGACTGGAAGTACCACTGGTACATCCGTATCCGGCCCGGGATCACCTACATCTCCGGCTTCGTGAAAGTGTTCAAACTCACCACCTAATCAACCAACTAAGAGAAGGAGTATCTCTATGGATTTCATCTTCGCCAATCAGCAGTTTATCCTGGGCCTGATCTCGGCTCTGGTGGTCTGGATCATCTTCAGAACCACCGGGAAGCAGATCGACAAGACCAAGGTCAACTCGGCTCTGGCCATCATCCTGGACATCATCCAGGACATTAAGATCAACCCGGACACCAAAGACCTGGATGACTATGCCAAGAAGCAACTGGCGGTGGAGCGGGCCACCAAGTCCCTCCCGCCCAGCCAGGCCAACGTCATCCTCAAGATCTTCGGCACCATCGGAGGAGCCATCGAATACGTGTTCCACAACCGGAAATGGCTCTTCAGCATCGGCAAGGCGATCAAGGGGGTGTTCTAATGCCTCCCATCTCTCAACCTACCTATCCCTCCGGGATGCAGGACACAGATCTGCAGTTCTCGGCCCTGATGGATGTGTTGATCGCCGACAACGTCTATTTCGGAGTCGGCACCTATAACCAGACGGAAATCAACACCAACTATGCCAATCAGGGCCTGATCAAGACGGAACTCAGCACTAACTTCGATCTGTTGGGTGAACTGGCCGAGAAGCCCGGTAAAACGGATTCCAAGTTGTCCAAGCTCAAGACCCGCAACTATACCATCCCGGGCAAGCGTACCAACACCATCGAGCTTAACATCTCCGGTCTTTCTACCAAGCAGAAGAACTTCCTGGAGAGCACCCTGTTCATGGGCAAGGACACCACCATCGTGGTGGCTTCCAAGGAGCTGGACCGGGTGGTTATCTTCACCGGACTGCGCTGGACGGTCGACTGGTCGGGAGAGGCCGATGGTCTCTTCAACGTAGTCATCTCCACCGAGTTCTCCGGAGTGACCTCCAACAAGATCTACCTGCTTAAGGATATTCCTCCGGGAGCATAAGATCGCATCCCTTCGCAACTACACGCTAAATAAGCAAGGAACCAAAATGGATTGCCTGTGTAAACCTGAAATCAAAGAGAAAATCGATTCAGTGCACGAGGAGCTCTATGGCAATGGTGACAGCAGCAAGTCACTGGTAACCAGGATGGCGAGGGTGGAGACGAACATGAAGATACTGCTAACCGTCTCCACCTCGCAATTCCTGCTCTTACTGGGCATTGCCCTCGAGATGTTCTTTGGTAAATAAGAAAAGGACTATTCTATGAAACGGGAACCCAAACTCAGCTACAGCCAACTGCGGCAAATACTCTGCCTCACAATCTCGAACGCTACCCTCAAAGCCAAGTTAGAGGACTTCCTCTCCGGCAAGGTGGCCAAGGTGAGTGAGGTGGAACTACTGGAACTGATCAGCCAATCGGAAGCCGATAAAGAGCTGATCTCGATACTTTCCGGGCGCAATCCCGATGACATGGACGCCCTGGAAGCCCTGGAGTACGTCTCCGCTTTTTTCGTCTATATCAGAGCCAACAAAGAGAGGTTCAGCATTTGGCTCGGGAGTTTCGGATTAGCTGTAACGGCGTCTCCAACTACCCCTTCGAGAGGTTCGAAATGATCCTGCGTAAATTAGGCTTCACCAGCGAAGACTTCAACAGTATGACTTTGCCTGAACTATACCTCCGGCTCTGTATCGCTGACCCGAAAGGAGAAGCATAATGGACGCGATCATCGGCTGGATCGGCGGTAAGCGCCTGCTGAGAAAGGTGATCGCTCCCTATGTCCCCCAGGACATCAAAGGCTATATCGAGCCCTTCGGGGGTGCGGCCTGGATGCTCCTCTACAAGGATAAATGGGGAGATCTGGAGGTCTATAACGATCTCGACAACCGCCTGGTCAACCTGTTCATGCAGGTGAAGTACCATCCTGATGAATTGATCAAAGAGTTAGACTGGTTAGTCGCCAGCCGCAAGCTCTTTGGCGATATCCTCAGGCAGGAAGGCTTGACCGAGATACAGCGGGCTGCCAGGTTCATGTATCTGATCACCAGATCATTCGGCAGTAAGGGTGACAGCTTCGGTACCTCTCAGAAGCGGGGCACTTCAAGTATGTACAACCGATTGGAACGCATCAAGGAACTTCACAAACGGCTCGATATGGTGATCATCGAAAATCTCTCTTATGAGCAGGTGATCGACAAGTACGACACCAAGAGCAACTTCTTCTACTGCGATCCTCCATACATGCTGGGCTATACCTATGAGAACAGCAAGCAGTTCAGCCATGAAGCCTTGAGAGACATTCTAAAAAGTATCAAGGGCAGATTCATCCTTTCCTACGATGACAACCCGGAAGTGCTCAAGTTCTACAAGGGCTTTGAGATCAGGCATGTCACCCGCACCAAGGGCATCAACCGCAAGGAAGGCAAGAGCGAGTTCAAGGAAGTGATCATCGCCAACTTCAAGCTGGAGGAACAATGAATTCGATTATCTCCTGGGTAGGCGGTAAGCGTATCCTCCGCAAGAAGATATTGCCGCTGATCCCCAAGCATGACATCTACTGCGAGGTCTTTGGCGGTGCCGCCTGGATATTGTTCGGAAAGAGTGCCAACAAGGAAGACTGGCAGTTGTCCAAGAAGAGCCGCTATACCGAGGTCTATAACGACATCAATGGCGATCTGGTCAACTTCTGGAAGTACATCAAGAACCATCCTGTTGCCTTCGTAACCGAGCTGAACAACTACCTGATAGCCAGGGAGATGTTCGATAACTTCATGAAGCATGAGCCCAGAACCGAGTTGGAACGAGCGATCAAGTTCTACTACAACCTCGCCTGCAGCTATGGCTCACGCAGCAAGAACTTCTGTGTAAATCAGGGTTACAAGTACATGCCCCTCCGTAATCTGGATAAGGTGAAGGAAGCCTCGGAACGTCTGAGACACGTGATTATAGAAAAGCAACCGTGGGAGAAGATCGTAGCCCGGTTCGACCAGCCTCACACCTTCTTCTATCTGGACCCGCCATACTATACCAAGGAACACATCTACGAACGTGAGGATGCGGATGCCTTCAACCAGCATAAAGAGCTGGCAGAAGCCTTGAAACAGATCAAGGGTAAGTTCCTGCTATCATATAACAATGACCCTTATATCAAGCAGCTATACGATGGCTGCCTCATTGAAGAAGTAGAAACGCAGTACTCGGTTTCTGGAGCGTTCCAGACTGAGACAGAACTGCTGATCCGAAACTACTACCCCCATCATGATAGTTGACAGATACATGGCATTGAATTCATTGGCGTAGGCGATGGAGTTCGCCTGGGTAAAATTCGTACCAAACCGAAGTTTTAGGCTTCTGATGACTCCTGAATCTGTAAGATGTATTCAGGAGTTAAGAATGTTCATTTACAAGTTCTCAATGCAAGATGTTCTTCTGGTAATAGCTGGGGGAGCATTAGGAAGTTTTCTCAGGTATTGTGTCACCTTGATCTCTCATTACCAGACCAGCAGTCCCTTCCCCTACAAAACTCTCATCATTAACGTTATAGGTTGTTTTCTGGTGGGATTCTTAGCCATGAGATTTCAGCACCACGCCAATCATCAGATGATCCGATTGTTTTTTATCACCGGTTTTTTAGGTGCATTCACCACCTTCTCGGCATTTAGTTATGAGACAGTCATTCTATACCAAACCGGACATGTCAAGACCGCATTATTGAACATCCTGGCCTCGACCTTTTCTGGAGTCTTAGCGGTTGTGGCGGGCATGTGGATTGGAATAACAATGAGATAAAGTCGGGCATTTACGGGGCATTTCTAATATGGCAGATCTAACCTTTAGATTGGTGCTTGTCACCAACGATGCCAGTCTCAAGCTTGCTGAAGTCAAGCAGGAGGCGGAGTCCGCCCAGTCTGCGGTGGAGAAGCCTGCTGCGGTTAAGATTACCGCAGAGCAAGCTCTGGCTACTATTCGTGATGTGAAGATAGCAGTCGATGGGGTACTGCAGGTGGTGGGCGGTCTGGTCAGATCTATGAACGGTTTGCTGGATGCTTCACTGGGTCAGAGACAGGCCATGACTCTGGCTTCAGTTGCCTTCGGCGAAGCTGCGGGTGAGATGGGTAATTTCGCTTCATCCATGCAGCAAGTGACCAACTTCGAGGATGATCAGCTCCTGTCTCTGATGTCCAAGCTATCTCAGACATTCAAGCTCAACAAGGACGAGATTCAGCAGTTAGTGCCCTTACTGTTAGACTTCACGGAAGCCAACAAAGCCACCGGAATGAGCGTGGAGTCCGCCTTTGATCTTATGGGTCGGGCACTGAACGGGCATACGGCGATGTTGGGCCGCTATGGGATTGTGTTGGACGATACCCGGCTCAAGACAGAAGGGGTATCATATCTGGTCGAGAAACTTGGCAAGGACTATGGCGGCACGGCCGAAGCTTTGGCTGACCTCCGCCTGCAGAATGCCAATGCCTGGGGAGATATCCAGGAGACGGTGGGCGATATGCTCACCACTCTGATCAATCCACTCCTGCAGGGACTTCGCTTGCTCATGAATGCCTATAACAGCCTGTCTCCGGTTATGAAGGGCTTCGTGACCGGAATCGTGGTCGCCATCCCCATTATCGGCACTGTCACCACTGCGGTTACCGCTCTGACGGCAGCCTATCATGCCCTGCAAGTAGCCATGAACCCGGTAGCGGGGATCATCGGAATAGCTGTGGGGGCCTTGTCTGCCTTGGGCTTCGGACTGGCTGCGGCATCCACCAAGACCGATGAGGTTAGTGTTGCCCAGAGAAGCATGAAAGACGAGATCAAGGATGCTGAACGTCAGGTATCGGTGGAGGCAGAGAAGTTCAGCCTGTTAGCTACCAGGTTGCTGGAACTGCGTTCCGCTTCCTCTCTTACCGTCGCTGACAAGCGGGAACTGAAGAACGTCATCAAGTCCCTGAATGACAACTACTCGGAGTATCTGGGCAATATCAACTTAGAGACAGCAGCTTACAATAACCTGGCCACTGCCCTGCGGGCTGCCTCCGAAGCCCTGGTACAGAAGAAGGTGGCCGAGATCTACGGCGAGAAGTATAACGCCCAGGTCCGGAGGGTAGCCGAGCTGCAGATCGAATTGGATAACAAGCGGGCTGAATACGAAAACGCCAGGAACAGGATGAACCAGTTGAAGGCTTCGGTGGACTGGGAGTTCCTGACCAGTGACCGCAACGCTATGGGCTTCAACCCTGCCTCATATTTCGGCAACGACGGGGAGTGGCTCAAACTGGAACGGACGGTCAACTCTTTCGGAGCATTATCTGGCAAGCTACAGGCCGCTAAATACGATCTGCAGGCTTTGGGTGATGCCTATCGCAAGGCTATGTTAGAGGCACCTGATCTCACCTTTGATCAGGGAAGTGGAGGCGGTGGTGGCAGTGCTCCCGCACCGGCGTCCAGTCCCGCAGCTTCGGAAGCGGAAAGCAGGCGCAGGGAAGCTCTGCGTTTGATGGAAGAGCTTGCCCGGCTGAGACAGACCGAGACTGATAGAATAGAGGCCGAATACCAGAGAAGGCTGGCTCTGATCAGGGAGTTCACTCAGGACGGCAGTGATGCCGAACGCCAGGCCATCGAGAACCTCGATGCCTGGAAGACTCAGCAGAATAATGAGCTAACCACTAAGGAGAAGGATGCCGTCCAAGCCAGATACAAGGCTGAGATCGACTACTTCTCCAATTTAGAGAACCTCGGAGTCAACTCCTATGACGCTCTCAAAGCCAGCATGGAGGAGTATTATGCCTGGGCTCAGCAGAACCTTCCGGAGAAGGAACAGCAGCTTATCCAGGCCCAGATAGCCGGGGCCGATGCCCGTCATACAAAACTGCTTCAGGAACGTCAGGATGAGGAGCGGGCCAAGCTGCAGGAACTGCAGGATATCCGGGACGAGTTCCATTCCCGTGACCTGGACAACAGCGGCGACAGTTACGGCAAGCAACTCTTAGAGGTGGATAAGTACTATGAGAAGATGAAAGCCAAGCTCCTGGAAGCCGGACTGACTGAAGTGGAGATCGAGCGGCAGAAGCAGGATACTCTTGCCACCCTCAGAACCAATTACCAGCTTCAGGTATCCAGCGGCATCTCCAAGATCTTCGGTGATATTGCTGCCGCTCAGGACAAGGACACCGAGCGTGGCTTCAAGCTCTGGAAAGCTTCGGCGATAGCTCAGGGCTACGTGGATACCTTCTCAGCCGCCATAGGAGCCTATAAGTCTATGGTGGGCATTCCCGTGGTCGGACCCGGACTGGCGGTTGCTGCCGCAGCAGCCGCGATGGCAGCCGGTATCGCCAATATCGCCAAGATCAGTTCCACCAAGTTTGAAAAGAAAGCCACTGGCGGTCTCCTGACAGGACCTTCCCATGCTCAAGGCGGTATCCTTATCGAAGCAGAGGGTGAGGAATACATCACCGCCAAGGACCGGGTCAAGGCCCTGGGCAGGAACCTGTTCGACTTCCTCAACTTCGCACCCCTGGATCAGGTCAAGCTTGCCTTTGCGTCCATGCCTGTTCCCTCAGTGCCTATTCCGAGTTACCTGGGCGAATCTTATGCCGCTGGTGGGGCGATCTCTAAGAGTGGCAGCATGAATACCCTGATCGATCTGATTGCCGCCCTGAAAGACGAGATCGTCTCACTCAGGCAAACGGTCATGGACTCCAAGCCCATCATCGAAGTAAACGTAGATCCGCTATCCAATGATCCGGTCAAGGTCTCTGAGATAGCCGATACCGGCAAAATGATCAGGAGTGAGATCTGATGCCCAACTTATTCAAGATCGACTTCATACAAGGCAAGACTAATGCCGCTGACTATAACCAAGTCAAGCATAGCCTTATCGATACTGCTACCAATAGATCTATCATCAGCCTGTCTGTCTCGGCTGATAAGCTGCAGTCGGTCTCCAACTACAGCCGTGAACCCAAGCGGCTTGTATTCGAGTGCTTTCCCACTACCTGGATACAGGAGAACATCCTGAGTGGGAACAACGAGCATGAGCGCTATGTGTCTCACTTTGAAGTTAAGGTCTACCGGGACGAGGCCCTGTTCTTTACGGGCATAATAGACACCTCGCAGCTATCATTCGATGTAGCCTCCGGCATCCTCAAGATAACCTGTTACGACAAGATCAAGCTGCTTTCCCTGTTCTCCGATCTCACCCACTACTATTCCCTTTCTGCGGGTTACCTTCCGCAATGGATATTGGCCTATTTCATCCAGGACATCGGGCAGAAGATACCCGTCAACATCCCTTACTCCAACCAGTTCAGCTTGCCTACCCTGAACATCGGCAGCGGCAACGCCCTGACCATCGCCCACATCGGCTTCGATGACCTGCTTGCCTTTCCCAATCCCACCCATGGCTGGACTTACGGCTATGACGGCTCCGGCTGGCCGGGTCCCCAGTGGGGATATCTGATCGATACGATTGCCAACCGCATGAGCTTCGTCTTTGCCTACAAGAAGGTGATCAAGGCCAGCTATCCCAGTCCCGCCACCACCAGGTATCAGGGCCGTTACCGGGGCCGCATCTATAAGTTCTTCAACAATATCTGCCCGGTAGTGGTCGAGTATGACGAAAAGACCGACTGGGTGGAAAACCTGGCCTCCCTCGAAAACGCCACCAATGAGTTCATCGGCTTCTTTCTTAAAAATGGCATCTCCGAGTCCACCCTCTACAATGGTCTGGCCTCTGTGGGCTCCATCGATGGCCGCAGCTATGGCAGCAGCCAGTACGTCAACCACTGGATCGAAGCCCACTTTCATGGCAACCTCTTCCCGGCCAAGCTGCATCCCGGCAAGGCCTACGTCAACTACATCGATGAGCGGACCGATAACATCAAGGTGTTGCAGGCCATGCTCATGCTTTACAATGCCACCATCTTCAGCAATCCCCAAGGCCAGATCGTGTTCAAAAACAAGGATGCCTACAGTAGTACAGTGATAGACATCGATGCTGATGATGTGGTCGACTTCGTTACCAAGCGGGGCAACCCCGAGAAGCCCCAGATAAGCTCACTGGATATTCTGACAGGGGATACCGCTCAACTCCAGAACCTGATCAAAGACTATCTGATCGACTTTCATGACTCCAAGTGGAGCTGCGAGGCTACCATCGATAGTCTCTCCAAATACAACCTCACCCTCCAGTCAAGGATACGCATCCAGAATCAGGTCTATGCCATAACCGAACTGGAGCGGAACTACATTGAAGATGAATACAAGGTGAAAGCATGGTTGTTATAAAGGGATTCAAGCTTATCCGCTGGGCTAATGACGGCATCTATTACTTCTTCTGTCCCAACGGGCAGATCGAATACAGTCCCAATCAGAAGTACCGCATCGAGAAGAAGAACGCTTATGATCCCACTATCATACATAGAAGGGAAGCCTACCGGGAGGACTCCTTCGATCTGGAGGCGGTGCTTGAGCCAGCCGAATACTACAGCCTGATGAGCTTCCTCCTCGGCCCGGGCAGGCTCTATCTCGAATACACAGCCTACAACAATATCAACAGCCAGTTCCCGGTCACCATAGCTCAACTGCCCAAGTGTCCGGATGATCTGCATGAGTATCCCACGAAGGTCAAGTTTAGCCTGGAATCGAGATACATCGGCTCACCCGGCTACATCGACTTCGGTGGCATTATCATCACCGACTTTGACGAGACAGTCACCCCGCTAAGTTAGGGAAGGAGATCACATGTATAAATACGGCATCAGCTACTACTATATGGATGGCAGCATCCGCAAACCCAGGTCAGGCGTGGATGTCCGCTTGCTCAGGCCAGGGCAATCCTGGGCTGAGGGGATCAAACTGATCGAGGTCACCGGGGGTTCCGGGTACTACGAGATAAGCATTGAATCTGAGGCCGGCTGCGGCTACTATGAGCTCTGGGATGACCTGGGCAGTCCCTTTGGCCAGTTCAGCGGCAAGACCTGCATCATCGGCAGGCTCGACACCAGAGGCTTGCAGAACAACTCCATCAATGCCAGTCACATCGCAGATGGCTCTGTTACAAGCTCCAAAATTGCCAACGGAGCACTCTCTAAGACTCACTTCGCCCCGGATATACTCACGCTGTCAAAACTTGAGCACGAGATACAGGATCAGAACAAGGGAGTGGGCGATAACAGCCAGGGCAGTCCCGCCAACCTATCTGATGACAAGACGGTCATTCATGTCCTGGAAAAGGAGTATCAGGAGCTCCCGCATATCATCCTGAGTAACCAGTGCGATGCCTTCCTCTATATAATCGATGCTGTGCTTGAAGGAAACATGGTAACCGTTACCCTTGGGATCAGCCAGGTCTATACCGCCTCCGAGCCTTGCTATACCCTGATCGCCCTTGCCAAATGATGCCCAAGAGAGAAACCCGGCGAACCGGGTTAAGAAATTGCAAGCTACTGACTATCTCCGCTTTTCCAGGCGGCAGATCAGCTCTGCCATCAGATTGATCATCTCCTTGTAGTCTCCACATTCCCAGGCATCGTCCGCCCTGGTTCTGATCTCATCCTCGCTCATCTTCTCCGACTGCAGCCAGGGGCCTCTAAACTGATTCCACCAGCTCTTGTAGTGGAACTCGTTATCGTATGGATCATCCTGGGATGCTTGATTGGCTTCGATAATCTCTTCAATTGGCTGCTCTGATCCATCGTCATGCATCAGAATAAGCTGGCTGCCTGATTGAACCATCTCCTCCGGAGTTGCCTGTCCTTTGCGGTTCTTGTTTTGCTTGGTCATCTTGTTCTCCTTCCCGGTTACCCGGCTGTTGATGTACGGGTGCTACTATGCACCCCTCGCACAGGTGGTCAAGTCCTTTCCACTCAATATGATAAGAAAGATCTAGGATATTCGACTTGACATAGAAACACTCATCCTCGATTATGATCTCAGCCTACAGACCCTACATAGAATGCCCTCCGATACGCGGGAACGCCGCCCGGTGATTCCCACGTTTTTTTTAAATGAGTTGAAAAGCGAATATCGTTGCTTGCAATTTTCGATGATACTTTCTTGCAATAATCGGTGATACTTCCTTGCAATTTTCAGTGAGAGAATTGCAATTTTCGGTGATACATTTGCAATTTTCAGTGATACAAACTACCCTATCAGAGTATGCGAGAAATGCCCCATTTTGGCCGCTTGCAATTTTCAGTGAGACGATTTGCAATTTTCGGTGAGACTTTATAACCAATAATATAAATAATTCGTAAGGAAACTATTTTTCTTGACACGTTTCTTAATAGTGCAATAATGTGTCCCGACAAGAAAATGGCCTTATGGAGGAAAAAATGAAGGCTTTACAAATCTTGGTT